GATTGGCATTTACCTGTGGATTGGGTGCAACGGTTCCTCACATTTATCCTAGAAATACTGATGTATTCTATGATACTGCGATTTCAGTTGGTTCTACAACTGCAACAACCATTACATTAGATGTTGGTAGATCTGGTGCTAAAGACCAGTACGATCATACATTTGTTGGAACTGCAGGAACGTTTGCAGTAATTCAAGGAGGAGATTACTTACATACATTCCAATATGCTTTAGATAATGCGGTAACCACGGGTGTTGGAACACAATTTACTCCGACAGGTGCTACATATGATCCAAAGACTGGTAACTTTGTAATAACAATTCCAAACCATGGATTAGATACAAATGTTGTTGTTGGAATTGCGACAAGTTCAATCGTCTTTAGATGTGATATGGATCAC